GGCAGTTCAGTTGGGGTTGGGTTTTCTTGGGTCAGTTAGGATCAGTTGAGGCAGTTGAGTTTTGTTAGTCTGTGGATGGGAGGGGTGCGTTGTGGTGCGATCCGTTTAGGCAGTTCAGGTATGGAGCGTTAAACTAGGGTCTGTTATTTTGCGTTAAGTTTAGTTGTGGCAGTTGGGGTGAGGTGCGATATTCTATGTAGGGGTGCGATAAGTTCCGTTAAGTTAGGTTAAGGCAGTTGAGTTATGTTCAGGCGATTTTAGGTGCGTTGGTTTCAGGCGAGGTGTGTTATGTTGTGTTACGGCAGTTGTGTTTGGGTCATCTATGCTTGGGTGAGGTAAGATCGGTTAAGGCAGTTGAGTTGTGCTATCTTGGGGAGAGGTGCTGTTAGTTATGTTTAGGCTGTAGAGGAGAGGTGCGTTCAGGACAGTTGGTGTGCGTTGCGTTAGGGTGAGGTAACTAATTTAATTAAAAGAAAGGAGGCATTATGCTTTTAAGACCATATCAAGAGATTGCTGTTAATTCGGCTATAGATGCTTTGGATAAGCATGGCAATACTGTTGTTGTTGCACCAACGGGTGCAGGCAAAACAATAATGCTTTCTGCTTTGATAGGCAAACGCTGTCAAACCCGAAGAAATGTTCTGGTTCTGCAGCACAGAGATGAGCTGGTTAATCAAAATATGGATAAGTTTAAACGTATAAACCCCAATATATTGACCAGCATTGTTAACGCTGAAGAAAAAGATTGGAATGGAGATGCTGTATTTTCTATGGTGCAGACATTATCCAGACCGAACAATTTAGATAACATGAAAGCTATGGACATGTTGGTTGTTGATGAAAGCCACCATGTGGTAGCCGACACTTACACTCGGATAATTAATCATGCTAAACAAATTAATGACAAGGTTGAAATTGTTGGGTTCACTGCTACGCCTAATCGTGGGGATAAGAAAGGTTTGCGTGAAGTCTTTACCAATTGCTCACATCAGATTGAAATATCAACCCTTATTCGTGAAGGTTTTCTTGTCTCCCCAAAAACCTACGTCATTGACGTGGGTGTACGTTCTGAACTTGAGAATGTTCGGAAAACAGTGGTTGATTTCGATATGGATCAAGTAGCTCGTATTATGAACAAGCGAGCTATTAATCAAAGAGTTGTAAGCGAATGGTTAGATAAAGCGAATGATAGAAAGACTGTAGTGTTTTGTTCTACAGTCGCACATGCAGAAGATTTATGTCAGGAATTTGTAGAAGAAGGTATCAATGCAAAGATAGTTACAGGGAACACAGACAAAACTGAGAGAAGAGAGATTTTGGAGGATTTGTCGAGTGGGGATACACAGGTCGTAGTCAACGTATCTGTATTAACAGAGGGGTTTGACTCACCTCCTGTATCCTGTATTGTTCTAACCCGTCCTTGTTCTTACAAATCAACAATGGTTCAGATGATTGGTCGTGGTTTGCGAACCATAGACCAGAATGAGTATCCAGATATTGTCAAGACAGATTGTGTTGTTCTTGACTTTGGTACATCTGTTTTAACGCATGGCTCACTTGAAGAAGAAGTAAACTTAGAGGGTTCACAGTCAGAGTTACAAGGTGATGCACCTGAGAAGGTTTGTCCAGAGTGTAATTCAGTAGTGCCTCTAGGTGTTAGAGAATGTCCTATGTGTGGTTTTGAATTTGGAAAGAATGATAATTCACAATTAGAAGAATTTACCATGACAGAGATTGACCTCATTGATAGATCTCCTTTTCGTTGGTTGGATATATTTGGTACGGGTAAATGTGTCGCAGCGACAGGGTTCAATGGTTTTGCAATGGTCATAGATGTAGGTGATTTGTCATGTGGTCTTATAAAGCGTTCTGGTGGCAAGATTAGAATGATTAGTATTGGCACAAGAAAACAAGCTATTGCGTCTGCTGATGACTTTCTTAGAGAGATTGAAGATGGTAACAGTGCTGAGAAAGGTCGTAGATGGTTGAATGAAAGAATGAGTGACAAGCAAAGAGAGATGTTAGGACGTAGTGGTGTTGTAGTATCAGGTTTTGATTTCTCTTGGACAAAGTATAAAGCAGCATGTTATTTGAATTATTTGTGGAATAAGGGTAGAGTGGACGATATGGTTAGTAATGTTAGGGAGAAACATGAAAAAAGATAACGTAAACCACCCACCACATTATACTAAAGATGAGATTGAATGTATTGATGCTATTCGTTCAGCAACGGGCGAAGGCTATCAATATTACCTTCAAGGTAATATAATAAAATACATTTGGAGATATAGACATAAAAACGGAGTAGAGGATTTAAGTAAAGCAAAATGGTACCTAAAAAAATTAATAGAGGAATATGGTCAGATATGACACCATTAGTAGAAGTAAGAATGTTAGTAAAAACAGAGCAGGGAGATAAGAATGTTAATTTTTATACAACTGTTATTTTTCCTAACAATTTAGATCCAGATGATTTTGATGATTACTTTTGTTCAAGTGTGTCCGATTCTGTTGATGAAATATTAGATAGAATGAAAGAAGATATAAATTCAGGATTGGCTGTAGCATTTTACAGAGGAGATGAATTATTTACTTTTTCATTTTTTAAAGGAAGGGAGGAAGATCGGTGGAAGTATCAAGCAATGTTCAATCAAAACGATCCGACAATTCATTAAAGTCAATAGGTTGGTTATTTGGAAAGTTTGGTTGGAACACAAGATTGTCCGAACTAGACGAAGAAAAGATTTTAGTTTTAATAATGCTTTGTAAAGAAGAGATAGGGGATTTAGAACATGAGTTTAACGAAACTTATTTGGCAGACATCTGGCTCGAATACCAAAACAAATGATGTTTGTGATAAGATATTAAATGTTATTGATGACAGTATCCAAGAACAAAACAATAAAAAAGAAAAAAGAAAATATTTGGGTGCTTCATCTTTAGGTGATCCGTGTTCGAGAAAGATACAATATCGTTACATGGGTGTAGAACCTGATGCTAAAAATCAATTTAGTTCAAAGGTATTGCGTATCTTTGAATTTGGTCATGTGATTGAAGATATGGCTCATGGTTGGTTATACAATGCAGGATTTGATTTAAAAAGTTCTGATAAAAATGGTAAGCAATATGGGTTCTCTATAGCTGATGATAAGATTAAAGGTCACATAGATGGTGTAATTTGTGGTGGGTCTGTTGATATGGAGTATCCTGCACTGTGGGAATGTAAATCAGCAAATGACAAAAGTTTTAATGAATTTGTTCGGAAAGGGGTCAGTGAGGTAAACCCTATTTATGCAGCTCAGATAGCTCTGTATCAAGCATATATGGATTTAAGTAATCCTGCTTTATTTACAGTAGTTAATAAAAATACATGCGATATATATTTTGAGTTGGTTCCGTTCAATAAAATGTTAGCACAGCAAGTTAGCGATAAGGCTGTAGACATTTTAAAAGCTGTAGAACATAATGAAATACTACCACGCATAGCTGTTAATTCAGATTACTTTGCGTGTAAAAGATGCGAGTTTAGAAAAAAATGTTGGGAGTTAGGGAATGAGAGTATTACCATTTAACAGTAATAAAAGTAATATGTCAGCAAAGGAACTGGTACAATTAATAAGCGAGAAAGTTCCAAGACAAGTGCAAATAGATGTTCTGAAGAGGACATTTCCACAGGGTACAACTCGTGGAGATGAGTTCTCTATCGGGTCATTACATGGCGAATCGGGTAAGTCATTGAAGATAGACATTAATCCACGCAGTCCATACTTTATGAAAGGTCAGGATTTTAATGGTGGTGTCGGTATCGGAGGTATCGTTAAGATATTGATGGAAGGTCAAGGGTTGCGACTGCCTGAAATCAAAGATATGTTCGCAGACTACATAGATGAAACCCGAAGTTTTGTTCGGGAAGATCCTCCAGCGAATCCAGTAAAACCACAGATAAATCACCAGACACCTTATGATTCTGAGTATAAATACTTAAATTCAGATGGTAACACAATCTGTTTAGTCAGGAAGTATCTTGTTCGTGATGGTGCTGGCAATCCTGTATTAGACTCACATGGTAAAGCAAAGAAAGAGTTCAGGCAGTTCACTGGCGACCACCCATATCCTCGTATGCCTGATGTCAGACCATTGTATAATATCCCGAACATTTTGGCTTCAGATAAAGTTATATGGGTAGAAGGTGAGAAGTGTGCAGATGCTTTGAACAACATAGGACACACAGCTACTTGTACAATGGGAGGTGCTGGCATGCTTACAAAGAAGTCAGCGTCACAGTATGACTTCTCTCCCCTGCAAGGCAAAGAAGTTATATTATGGCAGGATAATGACACTGCTGGTAGAAGAGTTGCTGAGTTGGTGCAAGAACTATCACTTAATGCTGGTGCAAGGTCTGTAACTATGTTGACACCACCCAGAGGTAAACCAGAGGGGTGGGATGCGGCAGATGCAATATCTGAGAACTTTGATATAAACAATTTTCTTAATACAACCAGTAAGAATACCAAGCAAAACATAAATCTACTGGACGAAAGCCTACTGGTATCAAGGTTTACTGGCACAGCACCTGAACAAAAGTTCCTAGTTGATGCTACGTTTCCTCTTAATGTGCCAATCATATTAAGTGCTTCTGGAGATGCAGGAAAAGGTATGCTTACATTAGACTTGGGTATGAAGGTAGCATCTGGACTAGACGGACAAAATGCCTTTGGAGGTAAGGTTCAAGAGTTTGGTAATGTGGTTATCTTCACAGCAGAAGATGATGAAGGTGAGATGCACAGACGTATTGAACGTCTTGATCCTGATGGTAAAAGATTTTACTATGAGCATGAGTTGAGAGTTGTATCGTTACCAAACTTTGGTGGTGTGTTTCCAATCATGCAGAACATACATGGAGAGTACACAACTTCACAGGAGTTTGAGCGTATATACGAACAAATATTACAGATTAACAACCTGAAACTAATTATATTTGATCCACTGGCTTCTTTTGTTCACGCAGATGTCAATGCAGACCCTGCTGCAGGAGCAGCACTTACTGGATTGTTGTCACAAATCGGGTCAGAAACTGGTGCGTCAGTGATGATGTGTCACCACATGACAAAGGTAAAAGATGATGCTGTCATATCCACACCAGAACAAGCTCGTAACCTTATTCGTGGTACGTCAGCTTTGGTTGACGGGGTTCGGTGTGCCTTTGCATTGTGGCAGTTAGACGAGAAAACAGCGAAACGCCAGTGTAAAGAATTGAACATAGAGTATCAAAGAAACAGATGTTTTGATGGTGCAGTTGTTAAGTCAAATGGTCCTGCAAATCGTACAATCCGAAGATTTGTTCGGGATACTTACACTGGACTGCTGGTAGATCGCACTGACGAGATAGAACAGTTGAACATGGGAACAAACAGAGATGTAAGAAAAACATCTTTGTATGAATGGATAGCTAGGTGTGAAAGAGAAGGTAGAGCATTATGTCAACAAGGCACTGCTGATGGTGTCTTGAATAGAATGAGTGATGCCGACTCCCCTCAAGCGTTACATAACTTATCTCAACGTGTGGTTGATGGCATTGTTCGTGAATTAATTATTGAAGGCAGGATTAACAAGTACAGTTTTACTACGTCAGGTGGTCGTAAATGGCTTGGAACTATGTCAGGTGTAATGAGTAGAGGTGAGTATGAAGCAACAACAGCGAGGGATAATGTATGACAGATGCTTACTGGAGGTACTACGAAAAGCACATAGATTGCGATTGGTGTGGTAAACAAACCAGAGGTCGGGTCTACAAAGACAGAACAGATGTTAGCTGTGGTTCATGCGATAGGCAGTTAAAAGAACTGGATAAAAAAGAAATCATAATAAAAAAAAGATTGAGAGAAAAAGGGAGATTACATTCATGACAGTAGAATATTTAACAGGAGATTGCAGAGAAGTATTAAAAACTTTACCTGAAAAACATTTTAATACTGTGGTTACTTCACCACCATACTGGGGATTAAGAGATTATCAAACTGGTACATGGGTTGGTGGAGATCCAAATTGTTCTCATTTTAGAGAGAGTCATCAATCAAAAAGCACTCAAACAGGACATAAAAAATCTGTAAAATATGGTGGTATAGCAGACTCTATTTACAAAAAAACTTGTAAGAGATGTGGTGCAGTAAGAGAAGATTTACAAGTTGGTCTGGAAGAATCTCCAGCAGAATATGTCCGAACTCTTGTTCGGATTTTCAGGGAGATTCGCAGGGTGCTTCGAGATGATGGTACTGTGTGGCTGAATCTAGGCGACAGTTACTCCAGTGGTGGTCGTACTTCAACAACAAACCAGACTGTAAGAGGTGATAAAGAATATGGCGTAACCAGACCACCAGTTGTTAAAGATTTAAAACAAAAAGATTTGGTTGGTATTCCTTGGCGTGTAGCGTTTGCTCTTCAGGAAGATGGTTGGTACTTACGCCAAGATATTATATGGCACAAACCAAACCCTATGCCTGAAAGCGTTCAGGATAGATGCACAAAAGCACATGAATATATATTTTTATTAAGTAAAAATAAAAATTATTATTACGATAACGAAGCAATTAAAGAAGAAGTTAAACAAGATTGGGGTACTCGTGATAGAGCAAATGGTAAATATCATAATGAGGGTACGGGATTAGTACCCCATGGTGGACTAGAGAAATCTTACGAAACAAAAAACAAAAGATCGGTTTGGAGTACTAAATATAGAAGTGATGAAGAAGAGAGAACTCATAGACAAGGTATGTCAAAAACTAGAGGTGAAAAATTAATAGCTATTAGACCAAATTTACCATCTCAAGAAGATTTTGTTAAATTTTTAAGGTCTAAAACAAATGTTAAAATTTTATCTGAATCTACGAATATTGGAAAAACTACTATTGAACATTGGTTTAGATTAGATAAATCTGGTTTTTCTTATCCTAGTAGAGATGATTGGATAAAAATTTCTGATTTTATCAATGATTGGTCTACTGAATATGAAGAAATAAATCAAAAAATGACTTACGAAGAGTATCATTTTGATGATGTTGTGACGTTAGATAAAAAAAATAAAAGATCGGTTTGGACAGTATCACCAAAACCATTTAAAGAAGCTCATTTTGCTGTTTATCC